ACGAATGGAAGCAATTCTGATTACGTTCGAGAAGGCTCTACGCAAGCAGAAATAAACGAAATGGTACAACGTAATGTTGACCACTTAGAAACTATCTTAGCTTACGAACCTGTTGATTCAGATGATGAAACTCCAGATGTAAAAGGAGCAGCAGATAGTAAAAAAACTACTCACGTTGCGGCAGTAACAACTGGTAAAGCTTATATAGCAGCTAATTAATTATGACTGAAGAAGTAACAACTGAAACTACAGAACAACCTGTAGACCCTCAATTACAACAAAGAATCACTTATACAGAAACTTTGCAACAAGAGATACAAAATCTTCAAGAGCAAATGGCTCAACTACAATATCAAATAGATATTAGAGTTACAGCTTTAGTTGGTTATCAAAGTACCTTAGAAGTAATTCAAGAACCTGTTTTAAATGGTAAAGGAGAAGAATAATGAGTTGGTTTAAAAAACTTTGGCAAAACGTTAGAGGTGTTGAAGAAAAAACTGTTAGAGCCAGAACAGAAGAAGGACAGTTTGTTGCTGACGATAAATCTACTCCTGACGTTAATGAGGCTTATACTACAGTCGAAGTAAAAAAGAAAAAAGGCAACCCTAAAAAGAAGAAATGAAAACTTCTGGTAAAAATTCTTCTTCAGCTTTTGAAAGAGAATGTGCTCTTAGGTTTGATTTTATTGAAAAACGTCTTGATGAAGGTTCAAGTAAATTTAAAAGGCTAGAAGCTTTATTGTGGGGTGTTTACCCAGTAGTCATAACTTGTTTATTAGCAACTAGGTATCTTTAATGGATCAAGCGGTTACCTTCATTAACGAAGTGGGGTTTCCGATTGCTGCTGCACTAGGGTTAGGTTTCTTCATATGGAAACTTATTAATAGAATTATTGACGGCATGGAAACTAAGTTAGATGTTCTAGACGATAAGGTTGCAGACCAGATCGAACAAATGGAACAAAGACTAGGTACAAAGTTAGATTCACAACACGGTATCTTAGTTGCATTAATAGATAGAGTCAGATCGTTAGACAACGAAATTATCAGACAAGATACATTAATAAAAACTATCTTAGGTGTTCCACAACTCATAGACAGTAATAAAATAGCTAAAGCAGACAGAGACGATCAGAGAAAAGACTGATGAATAAACACGACAGTATTTTTTCGATCTTAGGAATTATTTTAATATTGTTGGTAGTGATTGTACAACAAGTTCAAAGTGATGAGATGGTACATGAATTTAAAAGCCCTTCTTTTAATGGAGTGGGCACATCTAGTCATTACCTTACTATTGAGAATCAAGAAGCCAATCGTAAACAAGCTATAGCTGATGAAATACAAGCACTTAAAGACGAGATAGAAAGAGAAGAAAACAATACAGTAGAAGCTAGGTTTATGAGAAACCTTACTTCGAGAATCTATGCAAATATTGCGAGGCAGGTAGAAGCAGCATTATTTGGTGAAGACACAAATAAAAGTGGAGCCATGGAGCTTGATGGAAACACTATAGAATATGAGATTACGGAGGAGGAGGTTAGAGTTACCATCACTGATGAAGACGGCAATACTACAGAAGTTATCGTACCTATCGGTGGTTTTACTTTCTAGTTGTGCTTTGATGATTGATCCGCTAGAAAATAATTTACCGCCAGTTAAGTACATTCAACCAGCTTCGATAGAAAAACTATACACAGAATTAGCTGATGTAGAAACACCTTCTAGAAAGCCAGTCATTTCTGTTTACGGAAATGATTTCAAAGATCAAACAAGACAACGTAGATCAAACGCTAAATATGCAACTTTTGCTACGGCTATTACACAAGCTCCACATGCATATCTTATACGTGCATTAAAACATTCAGGGTTTTTTGAAGTTGTAGAACGAGTATCTTTAGAGTCTGTTACAAAAGAAAGACAACTAATACGATCTACAAGAGAAACATTTGATGAAGATCAAAAACTTATGCCTTTGAAGTTCGGAGATATGATTATGACTGGGGGTGTTTTATCTTATCAAGCTAACATAAGCTCTGGTGGAGCAGGAGCGAGAAATTTAGGAATAGGCTTTTCTAAACAGTATAGAGAAGATATAATCACTATTAGTTTGAGAACAGTCTCGGTTAGTACAGGCAGAGTTCTCACGGAAGTCTTAGTAACTAAGACTGTTTTATCAGCATCGTTAGACAGTGATGTGTTTAGGTTTATAAGCCAAGGAACAGAACTTATTGAGATAGAAGGAGGCAATGTTAGAAACGAGCCAATGAGTGTAGCTTTACAAATAGCTATAGAAACGGCAGTGTTAGAAACAATTAAAGAAGGTTTAGATAAAGATTATTGGAGGTTAATACAATGAAAAAATATCTATTTATACTTATGTTCTGTGTACCTATATATGCAGCAGACAATGAAATATTCATTGATCAAAGTTCAGGAGCATCTAATTCAAATATAGATTTAGAGCAACTTGGTTCTGGTAACATTATTGGCGGTGCTGATGCTGCAGCAGGCTCTATGACAGATTTAAATCTAGTAGGAACAGGACTCACTTTAGACATTAATCAAATCGGAGATACAAATAAATTTCTTGGAGATATTGTGTCAGACTCATACACAGGGTTTTTTGAGTTTGATGGTAACAGTAATACTTTTAACATGAACACAGACAAGACAGCAACATACGGAGCAGATAGCTCTAATGTTAATGTTGATGTGACAGGTAATAGTAATACATTTACTTTAAATCAAGCCACTTCTGCTTTAGCAAGCACATTAGATCTAGATTGGATTATTAATGGTTCTAGTAATACAATTATATCTTCGATCAATGTAGATGCTGCTACAAACTATGTTAACATAGATGGCTCAGATAACGCTTTAACACACACAGCTACTGGTTATGCAGGTAACTATTTTTATTTAGATCACGACGGATCTAATAGAACATTTAACATTACACAATCATCAACATTAGATAATGACTGGCTTAAAATTCTCAGTTCTGGTACTAGCACTTCTACTGTCTGCGTCATTCAAAACGACCAAGGCACAGGCACAAGTTGTTGATATAGGAAGTATTAGTGAGCTAAAAGGCAACGCTCAAGTTGTGCGGGACAAACCGTATGGTGCTGAGTTAGCATTTCCTATACAACAACTAGACAATGTTAAAACAGAAACTGGTCGAGTTGCTATAACTTTTGCTGATGATACAGTTGTTCGTGTAATGGACCACAGCAAATTAGTTATAGATACATACATATATGATCCTAACCCTAAAAAATCTGAAATGGCTCTTAGATTTGCTAGCGGCACTGCAAGATTTGTAACAGGTAAGTTCAATAATAAAAAGAATATATCAATCAGTACACCAAGTGCTGATGTATTTGTTAGAGGTACAGATTTTACAATCACTACTACACCAGAAACTGGTTCTTCTTTAGTGATCTTATTACCAGATAAATATGGTAACTCTAGTGGAGAAATAGTTGTAGCTACAGCTATGGGACAGGTTATATTAAACCAACCATACCAAGCGACTACAGCCATGACATACAATCAAGCTCCTTCTAAACCAGTAACGTTAGACATTACTTTAGAGTTTATAGACAACATGTTGATAGTGAATCCTCCTAGTGAAAAAGATAACATGCAAGAAGAAACTCAAACAGGCACAACAGCAGACTATTTAGATTTTAATGATTTAGACGTAGATTTTTTAGCAGAAGATTTTTTAGACAATGAAGCTGATTTAGAGTTTACAGAATTAGATATAAACTATCTTGACGTAAATTTTTTAGAAGACTTACTTAATATTATAGATGCTTTAGCTGTAGGGGAGGAAGAAGATCAGTTAAATCAAATCGCTACAGGAATAAAAATAACAGGAACACAAATAGGACAAGATAAAGTAAGTCAAATTACAACGATTATTACAGGACAACTTATTAGTCTAAGAAGAAGCGTAGGTGATACATTTAGAATAGATCTAGACGGTTCAAGTTCGTATACTTTATTATTAACACAAAACGGTGTAGAAAACATAATTAAAGTTAATGGTGGTTCTTCTAATACGATAACTATAAACCAAGGCAACTAATGAAACGTTTACTACTCCCAGCTATATTAATTTTATTGAGTGTCCCTTTAATTTTACAATTCACACTATTAGAAATATTAAAGTTAAAAACCTTTGATTCATTAATTACTGATCAAAAACCATCAGGGTATTTTACAATTTTAAATATTACAGAAGAAGATATAACTAATGAAGGCGGTTATCCGTTATCTAGACAAACTCTAGCTCAAATACAGATTAACCTACTAAGAAAAGGTGCGATAGGAGTGGGATGGGTTATTGCGTTCCCTCAACCAGATAGATTTGGTGGTGATTTTGAATTTACAGAAGCACTAAAGTTTGCCCCCAGTGTGTTAGCTATGTATGAAAATAATACTGACTCATATCCTCCAACAACAGGTACAGTTATTTTAGGGGAAGATATAGGTGGTATATACTCTCAAGGTGTTGTAGAAAATATAGATGTATTAAAACATAATGCAAGTCAAGGACTAGCTGTAGCTAGAACAGATATAGATAATTTAATTCGTAGGCTACCTTTATTAATGCGTACACCAGAAGGCTGGGTGCCATCTTATGGCACAGAAGTTTTAAAAATATTAGCTGGCGCAGACACATACGTTATAAAAACAAATCAAAACGGATTAGAAGAAATACGTGTAAAAGGCATCCCTTCTGTTCCTGTAGATTCTTATGGTAGAAAATGGGTTAGTTGGGTAGACACACCTCAGACAGATTTAACTGAAATGAATGTTGAGAATAAATTTGTTTTTGTAGGGTTTACAGCTAAAGGGATTATGCCTCAACTTGCAACTCCAGTTGGTTTATTAGAGCCACACAAAATACAAGCAGCACTTGCTGAGTCTATATTGATAGAAAACAGCCCACGAATACCAGATTATTCTTTAGCTGTAGAACTGATTACATTACTGATAACTGTTTCTTTAATATGGTTTATAGTCCTTAATATGGGTATAACCTCAGGTATTTTATTAAGTACGTCCATATCGCTCCTAACACTCCTTTCTGGGCTTTATATGATACGTAAGGGTATACTTATTGACGTAACTTGGTCTTTAATATCACAAATACTAACAGCAAGCGTAGGTTTTTATTTAAATTTTCGTACTCAGTTTAAACTTCGGCAAGAAATTAAAAAACAATTTGAACACTACCTTGATCCAGCACAAGTTAAAAGATTGCAAGATAACCCTGAACTATTAAAACTGGGCGGAGAAAAAAGATACTGTACTTTTTTATTTACAGATGTACGAGGTTTTACTGCTTTGTCAGAAACACTAGAACCAGAAGAAGTAACTAAAATTATGAATCAAGCTCTCACTATACAACAACAAGCAGTCCAAAAACATGGGGGCATGGTTGATAAATACATTGGTGATGCAATGATGGCTATATTTAATGCTCCTCTTGATTTAGAAAACCATGAAAACAAAGCTGTAGTTGCAGCAATAGAAATACAAAAGAATATAAAAGAAGCAGATATAGATGTAGCTATAGGTGTTGGTGTTAATACTGGTTATGCTGTTATAGGTAATATGGGCAGTGAATCACGGTTTGATTACACAGCTATAGGAGACGCAGTAAACACTGCAGCAAGGTTAGAAAGTGCAACTAAAGAAGTTGGGGAAGATATATTAATAGGCGAGAATACTAAAAAAAGTTGTGGAATTAAGTTAAACTTACTAGAACCTATAAAAGTGAAAGGCAAAAAAGATGCCTTAAACATATACACAATACGAGGATAATATGAAAGCATTACTTAAAAACTTAGTTGGCACAGTAGCTCCAACACTCGGTCAAGCATTAGGTGGACCAATGGGTGGTATGGCTGCAAACATGATTGCAGATGTATTAGGTTGTAAAAATGAACCTAAAGAAATACAGAAAGCAATAGATAACGCTACACCTGAACAAATGCTTGAGCTAAAAAAAGCTGAAGCAGAGTTTGAAATTAAAATGAAAGAATTAGAAGTAGACGTGTTTAAATTAGAAACAGCAGATATTCAAGACGCAAGAGGAAAATTTGGTAAAGACTGGACAGCTCGTATTATAGGTATTGCTGTAGTAGGTGGGTTTATGGGCTACATATTCTTAGTAACTATCCAACCTCCAGAGCAGAACAGCGAAGCTTTAATTAATCTTGTTCTTGGTTATCTCGGCGGACTAGCCTCAGCTATTATTAGTTTTTATTTTGGTGCATCTAACACACCAAATAAAGATGACTAACAAAAACGGTAGGTGGAATTGGTATGGAGAAAGTGAAGAAATAATGAATATATCTGAAGAAGGTTTAGCTCTTTTAAAAAAATTTGAAGGGTGTGAGTTAAAAGCTTATCAAGATTCTGTAGGGGTGTGGACTATTGGATATGGGCACACTAAAGAAGTTAAAGAAGGGGATCAAATAAATAAAGATGAAGCTGAACATTTATTAGCAGAAGAAATGCCAGAGTATGAAGGATATATTAACGATATGGTCGAAGTACCTTTAAACCAAAATCAATTTGATTCTTTAGTTTGTTGGGTGTATAACCTTGGACCAACAAATCTTAGAAACTCTACACTCTTGACAGTTTTAAATCAAGAAAGATATGACGATGTCCCTAGAGAAATAAAACGCTGGAATAAAGCTGGGGGTGAAGTTTTAAAAGGTTTAATAAGAAGAAGAGAAGCAGAAGCTCTTTTGTTTGAAGGGAAAGATTGGTATGAGGTATAGTTATGGCATTAAGCAAATTTATATTTAGACCTGGAATTAATAGAGAGGGAACTGATTACGATAACGAAGGTGGCTGGTTTGACGCAAACTTGATACGATTTAAAAACGGTAGAGTACAGAAAATCGGAGGTTGGGTAAAAGACACACTTGATACATACTTAGGAAAAGCACGAGCTCTTCATGCTTGGGTTTCCTTAGAGGGTAGTAAATATTTAGGGTTAGGTACAACTTTTAAATACTACATTAAACAAGGAACTAATTTTGATGATGTTACACCTATTAGATCTACAACTTCAGCAGGCGACGTAACGTTTGCCGCAACTAATGGTAGTTCAACTATCACAGTCACAGACACAAGCCATGGAGCAGTAACTAATGATTTTGTCACTTTTAGCGGTGCAGCTAGTTTAGGTGGTAATGTTACAGCTACTGTATTAAACCAAGAATATCAAATACTGTTAGTTACGGGACTTAACACATACACAATAACAGCTAAAGATACATCAGGAACTACAGTCACAGCGAACGCTAGTGATAGTGGTAATGGAGGTAGCTCAGTAGTAGGAACTTATCAAATTAACGTGGGGTTAGATGTTTATGTTTCTTCTACAGGGTGGGGTACAGCAACATGGGGGGCTAGTACATGGGGTTCTGCTAGTGCTATATCTGCCACTAATCAGTTAAGACTTTGGACACATGATCACTTTGGTGAGAATTTGATAATGAATGTGAGGGGTGGCGGTATATATAGATGGTTAGAAAATAGCGGTACAAATACAAGAGCTGTTGAGCTTTCTGGAATTACGGGAGCTAACCAAGTTCCTACAGTTGGACTACAAGCAATCACTTCAGAAAAAGATAGACATTTAATAATTTTAGGTGCAGATCCTATAGTAGATTCTGCACGTACAGGAAGTATAGATCCTATGTTAATAGCTTTTAGTGATCAAGAAAATGATTTAGATTTTGAACCAAGAAGCACAAACACTGCAGGATCTCTTAGGTTGTCTTCTGGTAGTGCTATAATTGGTGCTGTAAAATCTAGGCAAGAAATATTAATCTGGACAGACACTGCTTTATATAGTATGCAGTTTATTGGACCACCGTTCACTTTTGGTATAAATTTAATTAATGAAAACTCAGGTTTAATCGCACCTAAAGCAGCAGTGACTGCACCTAATGGTGTTTTTTGGATGGGCTATGATAATTTTTATGTATACACAGGCTCGGTAAAAAAAGTGCCTTGTAGTGTGTTAAGTTATGTGTTTGATGATTACAACTCAAGTCAAACATTTAAAACACATGCTTTTACTAATACTCAGTATGATGAAGTGGGTTGGTATTATTGTTCAGGCAGCTCTGATGAAATAGATAGATACGTTATTTATAATTATGCAGAAAATGTTTGGTCATACGGTCAACTTAGAAGATACGCATGGTTAGATGCTGGTGTTGAACCATACCCTAGAGCTACAGAAAATTCTTACCTATATTAACACGACACAGGGTACGACGCAGACGGTAGTCCTATGTCGAATGTTTTTGTAGAGTCGAGTGATTTTGATATAGGTGATGGCGAACAGTTTACTTTTATTAGAAGAATCATACCCGACTTTAAATTTATCCAAAATGATAACGATAATGGCTCAGTCAATATTGTTGTTAAAACAAGAAACTTTCCTGGAG